TTATGCAGCAGTCCTGTTGCTGTGGGGCATGGTTGGGGCAAAGTCGCTTAATTTTGAACTCAACATGGCGATCTGGTCCAGGTTGTTTTCCTCCATCCACTTCCCATAAACCTGAAATACCATCTGGGCATCGGCATGCCCCATCTGGTTAGCAATGAAGTTCGGGTTTGCTCCTGCAGAAAGCGACCAGCACGCATACGTGTGTCTCGACTGATACGATTTCCGGTGGCGAAGGCCGGCTCTTTTCATCGCCGCATCCCACGAGTTCCCTATGGAGTTGATGGAGAAGTGCTTGCCGTAATTCCCCGCCCTGGCTGTCAGTGACGGCAGGAAGACAAACGTGCACTTATTGAACTCTTTCTTTCCGTACTCCCTCAGCTTAACAGATACGTTATGCTCCTGAGAGAGGCGGGTCATTTCATACTGGCTTTTGAATGCCTCGAGTGCAGGCTCGATCAGGTGCACAACCCGGTTAGTGCCAGCATTGGTTTTCGGTAGCGTGAAAATCCCTTTCTGCGTCAGGCTTCTTCTGACGGTGATTGTTCCCGCTTTCAGGTCCACATCTTCCCAGGCAAGTCCGCACAGTTCACCCGGCCGCAATCCGGTGTAAACGGCGATAGCCCACAGATTCTTGCTTTGCTGATGGTGGCAGGCGTCAATCAGGCGAGGAAACTCCTCTCGGGTGATCGGGTCAGGATCCGGGCGGGACTCTCGCAGAGGGGCCACACCGTTCATTGGCGACTTTGCAATGTAGCCATTTTCAACCGCAAACTGGAAGATACCGAACAACACGGTCATGTAGTTGTTCACAGTAACAGCGGATCGTCCTCTCTTCGCAGTTTTATGTCCCTGCTTCATGACCTGGAAACCGGTCAGCAGTTCCTTCCGGACTTCCAGCATGCTCTCTTTGGTGATTGAGGAGAGAAGTGTGCCGGGCCCAATAATAGCCGTGACATTAGCAATGACTCGCCCATAAGTGTTGAGAGATGATTCAGCAACCTCCATTTCCTTCAGTGCAAGCCATCTCGCGGACAGCTCCCCGATCGTTACCTCTTGCCTTGCCTCCCCGAACCGCGCCAGGTTCTGGGAGGAGGGGAACTGCTGGGCATAGTTGAAGGTTCCGGTTTTGATGGCGTAGCAGATCGACGTCCGCAGCTCGCCGGCCACTTTTCTGTTTTTGGGGGTGTCAGCCACCCCCAGGCTTTCACGCACTCTGACCCCTTTGTAGATGAACCACAGCCTTAGCGTGCCGCCGTGGTTTTCCACTCCTGTTGGGTATTTCATAACGATTCCTCGTTGGTTGATGGTCAGAGTATTTAAGCAGATTGTCGCCGCGGTTTCGCTGAGGCCATACGGTCGATCCAGCGGTCGATCTCATCCAGGTTGTAAAAACATGGGCTGTTATCCCACGGACTACAGTCAAAAGAGACGTGTTTGTATTCCTTCCCCTCCAGAAAAGTCTTTTCCCGCGCCTTCTTCAGTGTCCCCTTTTTAATACCCTTCAGGGCTATCAACTGCTCCTCAGACACCCATTTCCCGGGCGATACCATCATGATTACTTCACTCATACCTTCCTCCACTCAAACTTAATGCCGGGGCGAACTGGCTAATTTTCCGCACCCGGCAAAGCCATCAGCTGTTTTAGGTTGTTCGGTGATATTTCAATATCAGACGACCTGCCCGGGTAGGGATCGCAGGCGGCGCATGCCGGTCATCGCCGTGGCCACGTAGCTCGCCTTCCGGTTCACCACCTCCACCCAGACCTTCACGCCCTCTACCCGCACCGTGTACGTCTCTTTCATCCGGCTGCGCCCGTAGTTGCCGTAGCGCTCCTGATGGGCAGCCAGGGCGATATCGCACGCCTGACGCGCCAGTGGTGATTGAGTGCTGCGGTTAATCAGTCGCATGGTCATCTCCTTCGATACGCTTGAACTCAATCACCCAGACCCACGGGTTTGCATGCCAGCTGCCCGGCCCGGTATCTTCTTCTTGCTCGAAGGATTTACCGCGTACCGATTTCCATAAAGATTCGAATGACTCCCGCGGGCTGTGCACGCAGAAAGTACCGTCGCCGCTCAGGTGGTAATCGCGCCAGAACTGGTGGTCATCGTCCCGATCCTTTGGCACTGGTATGATTCCTTCAGCAATGCAATCGGCATCACTGATGCTGTTCAACCGCTCGACCCGCACATCGGTAATCTCCAGCAGAATACGGCTGGCCCAGCGCGGCATGTGGATGGGTGGAGTCCAGCGCTTCACTTTGCATTTCGCCCCGTCGTCAGTATCTGCACGGAAAACTAGCCGCTCCCCGCAATCGCCGAATGTTTCTCGCACCCAGATGCGATCGCCTACGTCACCGAATGGGCAGGCGTCTCCAACCAATCCACCCCAACCACCTTTACCGTTCTGCATTTCTTCTTCGACGTGCAACATTGTTTTGAAAACGTTACTTGGCCACCAATGACCACCGCGAGGGCACACCTCCGGCTGAGGCTTCATAACGCGCCGGGTCTGCGTCTTCCGGCCGTCCAGGACCGCCCGAACCATCTCAGCGTTGAAAATCATTCCGCGTTCTGTAGTTTTCGTCATCTCGTTAACGGGAGGGCGAACCCTCCCGCCTCCCTTAGGCCACGTATTCCGGTTTCATATCTGCCAGGGTGATGCTGAACTTATCGTGCAGCTCATCGCCCAGGTGACGTTTTGCCGCTGCCAGCACGCGCTCGGCTTCCTCGAAGCGCTCAGCGGCATCCGGCTCGCCGGATTGCGGCAGGGAGTTGATCGCCGTCTCGACCCGGTTATACGCATCCACTAGGTGGTAACGCTTCACGGCCTTGTTTTTCAGCTCGGTATACAGGGCTGAGCCAAGGGTGTTCTTGGCGCTTTCGATATCGGCGCGTACTGCTTTGGCGTTATCCACGTCCTGCGCCGCTTCAATGCGATCCCGAAAATCATCGGCCAGACCATCGATGTTGGCGGTCGATTCCTGCGCGCTGTGGGTCGTTGTTACAGTGTCACCGGAGATATCAGCCAAGCTAACTTTTTGGGTAGGGGCTGGGTTAATCTCCTTCTCTTGGCGATCCTCAAGCTCGTCAGGCGTATATACCCCGAGAATTACGTCAGGGCAGTACAGTCGCGCCCAACGTTTTACTGCCAGATAAGAGAGTTGCTGGCGAGGATCATCAGCCCAAAGCGTGGAGTTACGGGTGCGAGCCTGGGCTAATAGCAAATCTAATTCCCTTGGCTGATCTTCCCCTTTGAGCGTTGCCCGGATGATGATGCCGATGCCAGCTTCGTCCGCCAATGTCCAGCCAGGTACGCGGTATTCCCCTTTGTCGCCCTTACGGATCTGGAATTTCCCAATCACCTTTTCCCAAGGGCCGTACCATTCGTACTCGAATCGGTTCGCCAGTACGCCACTACGTAGAATTACGGCGTTAACGAGTTGAGCCTCATAACCGAGAACTTTATTAATAAGATGGGTTTTCTGTGCTACGGCAAAGGGATTCATCTGCCATTGAGCAGCTTGCATGGCTACCGCCATACAGTCCGCCTGGTTACCCTGTAGGTGCTGTGGGACTGTCGCGACACCCTGAGCCATAATCTGCGCGAATGTGCTGATGGCATTCAGATACTGCGAATCAAACAGAGCAACGTTGGAGTTAATCACGGTGTTCTGGTCAGCTACGGTTACATTATTGTTTTGCATCGTCATTCCCCTTATGCCTGAGTACGCAGCGCTTCAAGGCGGCGCAGGTCGAAGTCATTCAATTCGTCGGTGTAGTCTTCGGTGATCGGCGCTGGCCACACGCCAGTGTCGAACGCGTTAGCGATGCGGTTCATCGTCTGGCGATACTCGAGCATGCCCAGCTCAATCAGCTCTTCGCTGGCTTCAACAATGGCGATCCAGTGGTAGCCCTCGTCTTTGTTGACGAAAATCCAGAAGAACTGGTCCAGGGCAGCGGTCTGCATGTACATGGCCGCGCTAAGGTGATAATCGCGGTCGATGATCTCGCGGTGCAGGCGGGCGCGCAGGCCGGACTGCTTCACGTTCCACATGCTGATGGTTTTCAGGTCGGCGCCGACCCGCACGCCGTCGATGTCGATCTCCAGATCCGGACGCACGCGGATTTCCAGCCCGGTCTCTTCGTCGATACCGAAATAGCTCGTCTCAACAGCGCGATCAGGGTGCAGCAGCAGTTTCCCGGCGGTCGGGTGCTCGTGCAGCGCTTTCTGAATGGCCAGCGCTGTTTTCATCTGCTGCTGGGTCACCAGAATCTTTTCGCCCGGGTTCTCGCGCCACGCATCCAGCAGTTCGTCAGCGAATACCGCATCCGGCTTCACGGACTTCACCGCCTGGATCATCTCTGCTTTGGTGCCGGACACTTTCAGCGGTGCCGGTTTCTGCGCTTCCTGCGCCACCAGGTCAGGATTGATGATTGCAAGTTGCTCCAGCAGCGCGTCGCGGCTGCCGCTGGTTTTCACCGGCGCAGGCAGGGTGGCGTTGTACTCTTTGATGCAGGCCTTCATCGCGACAGCGGTCTGCTTCTGGTCTGCCTCGATACGCTGGAACTCAGCTGGCAGCGACATATAGCTCTGCGCTGTTTCTTCCAGGCTGCCGCCCATCGGCACCTGCGCGGGCAGGGTGGCGTTGTACTCTTCCAGCAGCGCCTTGATGTCGTCAGTACTCAGCTGTGCTGGCAGGCTGGCGTTGTGTTCGTCGATAATGGTGCGCAGGGTCGCCGCAGTGGTGAATGCCCCTTCCGGGATCACCGGCTCCACGCTGAACTCTTCATCAAGATTTTCCGGCTGCAGCGCCAGCGCATGCACCAGGTTGCCCATATCCAGCACCTTAGAACCTTCGCGCGGGATGGTCTTGGCCACATGGCGGCCGTGATAGAACATCAGGCTGACACGGGCATCCTTCACCTGCGTGCTGCTGATCCCGTTTGCTGCGTGATAAACGTTATTCGGCAGGCCTTCATAGCGACCCGGTTCGAAGTACGCTGGGTATTCGACAGCTGGTTCTGGTTGTTGCGCTTTTGGCTCGCTCTGATTCACTTTTGGCGCGTTTTGATGCGCAGAATCGTCATTCTGATGCGCATTTTTCGTTTTCTGGTTTACATCAGCTTCATCCTGGCTTGCCAGGGTCGGCGCAGCGGCTGCCAGAACCTCAGTTGGGTTCAGGGCATCTGTTTGCGTATCAGTTGCATCAGCGCTTTCGCCTGGTTGAACCGGGTTACCAGCTTCTCCTTCCGCCGGGTCAGTCGTTTCCATCTGCACATCGCTGGTGGTCTCCTCAGTAACCGGTGAGCGGTCATCGTTTTGTGGTTGTTTTTCGTTCATCAGGCCTTCGATGGAGTACATGCCTCCGCCGAGGTTCGCGACCTGTGGCTGGCTGGTGGTGGTCAGGTCTTCTTTAACCCACTTCGGATCGTCTGGGTCGCTGATGCCTTCCACATATTCGCCGCGGTCGGCCGCCAGTTGCTCATCAACAAATTGGCTATCAATCTCAGGTTCAACTGGTGCAGGCAGTGGCAGCAATTCAACGGTAGCATTAAATTCAGCCGTCATCGTCCGGTTCACGAACTCAAGGTGAGCCGCAGGCGTCAGATGGATATTCTCCGGCGCGATGCGCACCAGGTTGAATATGGCCGCGCGGTTCACTGACAGGACGCCAGGCTGGTTGCGCAGGATTTTGCTCCACGATTTCCATGGTTCTTCTTTGGTCGCGACAATCTCTTTTGCGCGACGCAAAACACTGGAAGGGATTTCAAAGTGGTGAAAATCCATCGGCAGCAGGGCGCAGGCGATCTCCAAATCGAGAGTATCCAGGGTATGGTGCGCATCAGCGCCGCGGTCAGTTACGTACCCGCCATCAGCATTAGTGCCTGCGTCAGTGCGCTGCACGTGGCTGATGCGGTTACCTGCGGCCCATTCGCGCGTCAGGATCCCGCGATCGATGCTCTCGGTGTTGAACCATGCTTTAAAGAACTGGATGACCACAGACAGCTCTGTACGTTTTCCTTCAACAGGGAAGATAGTTTTCAGTGCGTTGACCACTTTCCAGATGTCGGGTTCGTACGCTTTCTTGAACGCCTCAACGTTTTCAGCAGCCAGGATCAGGTTCTGCGCATAGCTGTTATCCACATCCAACTCAAGCTCCAGGATGGCTCGCTTTTGCTCTTCATCGACGTGATAGAAATACTGTTTGTCCGCGATGAACTGTGCCAGTACGCGCTGACGGAAAGGCAGGGTGGCAATGGTCGTCAGTACAGGGAGTTTGCGTTCGCGGAACTCTCTCAGAGCATCACAGACCGTTTCGGTGCCGCTTACATCACCAACGATTTCGCCAGTTTCGATATCCACGCCGTCGACAACAGTGATGTCAGTACCTTCAACAATCACTTCGTCTGGTTGCGCCAACTGTATGGCACCCGGGATGACATTCCAGGTGCGCTGGTCGTCGGCCAGGGTGTAGCGCTCGCACCATGTGTAATCAATCACGCCTTCTTCTGGCAGGTCGTCAACAACAGGCATGTCGGTACGGATCGGCTTGGCGTAGTCCTTACCGCGGCCGGTTTCGATTTCGGCGTCTTCCAGTGCGACATCCAGCTGCAGGTTTGCGCGCGCTGCACTTTTCGCAGTGAACCAAATCACTGCATCTTTCTTGCCAGACTTCTGACTGGCCTTAAGCAGATGGAAAAATTCCATGTCAGATCCTCATTTTTGGATGTAAGATCCCCGGGCCAGAGATAGCGCCCATTGGGTGTATTTTTGGTTTTGAGTAGTTTTCCGGTGTACTTTGGTCGGTGGCACCGGACGTAGACCCCGCCTTGCGCGGGTTTTACGTTAGGCTTCGTGGGCCATCTGGTCGTACGAAGCGCAACGCACAGAACAGTAATCACGTTGTTCGCGCGCCAGCTGGGCGCCGCGAATGAAGAGCAATACGTTTTTAACTTCTTTCCCTTGCTCGATTGGTTTGCGGCAGTACGCGCATTCTTTCGAGTTACACATCAGGATTCCCCTTCTGTGCCAAGAGGTAACAGAGGCGGCGAATAAACGCCCCAAGAGAACTCAGTTTTACGGCCTGCTGCCGTACTGGTTTACGTGCGTAGTCAATCATGGTCACCCTCATTTGCCCTTGTCGCCAGGCTGGCGGAACGTTTATCGGAGCAACGCAGCGCGTTGTTGATAGGGTAAGTTTACTCATTACTAAACCATTCTGTAAAGTAAATAATAAACAAAATTGTTAAGTTCACACTAAACGCATGAAGGGAGTGGCATATTTGCGGTCGAAGGGGATCTGTAGGCATAAAAAAACCGCCATGGCGGCGGTTCAGTTATTAATGAATGGGTTACTTATTGCGGGAAGCCAGCAGTTCCTGGAAAAGCTTGTTGTACTTGTCGTGTTTAGCTTTGAATTCCTGAAGAACGGCCTTCTTCTCCGAGTCTGGGAAAGCGCGATAGTGCAAAAGCAGCTCCATTTCATCAATCAGAAGAACGGTATCATTGCTGGTCTTGTCAGGATGCTGCTCATCAGTATCGAGATAGCCCGGGCGCATACCATAGTCGCGCTCAATTCGTCTGGCAGCTCTTTCACCAAAGGAGGCCTTACCATTTATCAATTGTGATAAATAGCTCTTCTCTTTTTCTGGTAGCGACTTATCGGCAAACCATGCCTTTAGCTGCTTCCTACGGATATCTGCTGTGCTCATGTGCGTATTTTGATTAGTTAATGCTAAACAAGCAAATACTTGACTAAAAGGTTTAGTAATTAGTAAACTCATCTCACACCTTACCTGGAGCGCATATATGCAACTCAAAGATTACTTATCCCAGCAGCGCGGCAACGCCAAATGGTTGGCTAAAAAGCTGGGTATTTCGATGCCTTACCTTTCTCAAATGGCCTCATCGACTTCCGCTATTTCTCCGGAAAGAGCCATCGAAATTGAGCGATTCACGAATGGAGTCGTTAACCGTGCCGACTGCCTGCCAGAGAAATGGATGCGAATCTGGCCGGAATATACCCCTACGAACATGTGTCCTTTAGAGGGCGCCCAAAAGAGGACTTAAAGATGCAAACATTTTCTTATCAACAGAATAACAGAGCGCCAGCGGAGCGCCTGAAATTCCAGTTTCACCGGGATGAGTTATCGAGCCAGAAGATTGATCACCGCGCCATTTGTTCTGCCGTTCGCGCCTGGGCGGCTGCAGAGGGACGCATCGCAGTCGCTTTGGCAATCAAAGAGGCGGTTGAAGAAGCGGAACTGGCTGGGATCGACACCATCTGCAATGCCGACGTGTGGAACGTGAAGCTGTTCCGTTGGCTGGACAATCCGGAGAAATCGGCAGTGTATCGGGCGAACGTCGAGCAGCTGGCGCCGGTAATTATCTCCGTTCTGCCGCTGGCGTACCGGGATCGGGTTGTTAAGCACGATAACTTCGCACTTCGCATTGCCAAGTCGGTGAAAGAGGATGCTGAGTCTATTCAGGCTGTCGTTCTCAAAGCCCCTAAACAGGAGCGCTGGAAAGAGATCAGCGAAAGCATCGTTGCTAAGTACCTGCTGGATGGGCCTGATTCAGTCGCGCCAATAATGGCGATGGTTACAACGATGCTGAGTGGGGCGCTATGACGGGTTCAAAAAAGGCGAAAGCCGCGGTGCGCGAACACCAACGGCTTTCTGATGCAAAAACAGTGCGTAATTGCGGAGATGAGTATGTCAAATACCGCTGAAGTTATCAAATTTCCGACAAAAACCGAGCAAACAGGAGGTCACATGGCCGACCTGTCCAACGGGTACACCCGGATCGCAAACGAGATTCAGAAGCTGAAACCGCGCCTGCGCATGTCCGGGCGTGAATGGCAGTGCCTGGAAGCAGTGATCTGGCTGACCTACGGATGGAACAAGAAACAGGACCGGGTTACCAACACCGTCATCGCCGGGCTCACAGGGTTGGCTGATACGCATGTTTCTGATGCGCTCAGCTCTCTTGCAGAGCGTGGAATTATTTTCAGTCACAAGCAGGGCGTGATGAAAATTGTCGGTATAAATACTGACCTTTCAGCCTGGATTTTGGACAAACCGAAAACGGGAAAACTCTTCCCGAAAACGGGAAAATCCTTCCCGAAATCGGGAAAAACCTTCCCGGAAACGGTAGCCACCCAAGACTATAATAATAACAATATTAAAAGATCATCGTCCGAGAATTCTGGCGAATCCTCCGACGACCGTCTGACGAGGTTTTTATCAGCTCATCCTGAGGCGGTTATTTACACCCCCAACTTCACCAAGTGGGGAACAGCTGCTGACCAGCAATGCGCAGAGTGGATCGTCGCTCTGCTCGAAAAAGTTAAACCCTTCCCTAAGCAACCCGTCATGGCCGCCTGGGCAAACGACGTGCGCCTGATGCGTGAACTGGACGGTCGCAGTCATCGTGAAATATGCGAGCTGTTCCAGTGGGCAAGCAAAGACGCGTTCTGGCACACAAACATCCTCTCGCCTGCAAAGCTTCGCGCTAAGTGGGACACACTGAGCCTTCAGCGTGATGCTGGCCGCCGGACGAATGCCGGGGGCGCCCATGGCATCGACTTTAACAACACTGACTGGATTAACGAGGTGTTCGATGGAAAGACTATCTGAGCAGCTGATGAACTGCGATCGCGAGAACTTCCGCCGCATTGCCCATGGCATGCCGGAGACCCCGGCAGAACGCCCGCAGGTTGAGCAGACGGCTGAAATCTTCAATGCCCTGTTCAGTGCGCTGCGCGCTGCGTTTCCGGCGGCAATGGCTGGTTTTCGTGAGCAGAGCGATTTCAACGAACTCCGGCGCCAGTGGGTTCTGGCCTTCCAGGAGAACGGGATCACCACCATGGCACAGGTCGCTGCTGGTATGCGCATTGCCCGCCGCCAGGAGAAACCCTTCCTGCCGTCACCCGGGCAGTTCGTCGCCTGGTGCAAAGAGGGCCGCAGCCTGCTGGGGTTCAGCGTTGACGACGTGATGACCGAGTACTGGAAATGGCGCCGCCTGGTGTTCCGGTACCCGACCAGCGAGCAGTACCCGTGGCCAGCGCCAGTTCTGTATCACATCTGCATCGAGCTGCGCCGCCAGAGCACTGATCGCCAGATGACCGAGAAGGAGATGCGCCAGGCCGCGAGCAGTGTTCTGGCCGGGTGGGAGCAGCGTGTCGCTGAGGGCAAGCCTATTCCGCCAGTACGCCGCGCCCTGGCCGCGCCAGCGAAAGACTGCGGACCCACTCCAGCAGAAATGCTGAAAGCCCAATACGCGCAGCGCAAAGCCGCTGGCCTGGTTTAACAGGAGATCCCTATGGCTAAACCTAAAACGCATAGCGAGCGCACCCTGTTCATCGCCTGGATTATCGAGCTGGTGAAAAAGCATGGCCGCGCCACGACCAACGATGTCGCCGCCATGTTCGGTGTGCATCGTAACACCGCCGAGAAGTATATCCGGGCAGCCTTAGAGCAGGGCCAACTTATCCGCCACGGCCGTTGCGGCGTCTTCCGCGACCAGCGCGCAGTTATCGACTTTGACATGGAGCGTTATACGCACCGAGGAGCATCACATGAGTGATTCACTGAACAACAAAGAACTGGTGGCCGTTGGTCATCAGTTTGCGAAGGCTATTAGCAGCGACACGGCGATCATGGAAATGGCGAAGATGTTCACTTGCCTGGCAGAACGGCTGGACTGCACCACCGCGGCGCTGCGTGAGATTACGAAAAAGCGGGATGCGCTGTGAGCCGAGAACGCGGCGCTGAAAGTATAAAAGGCCATGGTTAGGTGGCTTCGCCATGCTAAAGGCTCTGAATTCGCCGCCGTCATTAGCTTACACTGTGAGAGCAGAAGCCACTTAGCTTGCCTCACCCTAGGTAAAGGACATATCTGAGTTAATGGCGGTAGTACAGTATGTCATTTTCACTGTTTGTGGTAATTTTCAACCTTTAAGATAAAGTCTTATATTTTAATGGCATAAGCAAAAACATAAACGTCAATTTCCTTGAGCTGACAGCTTTTAACGTAACAGATGAGGGGTAGGATTAGATTGAGATTCAATCGGAACAGTAATATTGACGAACCCACTTTAAAAAGTGTCAACCGGTGTGTAAACTACATCTATACAACATAATGTAGTTAATTTTTAATTCAATATTAGGAGGTGTCATGGGCTCTAACCAAATGTCTAATGCGCCCGTTTACTATGCATTGGTGCAAATCAGATTTGCACCCGTTGCTGCAATGGCTAAGTATGTTGATGAAATTCAAGACTTGCTTCGAACTCAAGGTTATCCGATTTTCGAAACAAATGATATGACGCAGCTTAGCTTCGAAATGAATGTTCAAGGCGGGGCTCCAATGCCGCAGGTTTCGACAAGCCTCATGTGGATGCTTGTTAACGAATCCAGAACTGCTGGTTTTGTGCTAGGGAAGGATTATCTGACATTCCATACTACTGAGTACAAAACAAAAGAAGAGTTTATCCCGGAAATTTTAAAAGGGTTAACTGCAGTAGCTAAAGTAACTAACCTTAGCTTCATAACTCGGATTGGTTTGCGATATCTTGATGCAGTGATACCTAAGCCTGGTGAGGATTATAGAGAGTATCTTAACGATGGCTTGCATAATCTTAAGATCGACCTTGAGCAAGTACAGTCAATAAACGAAATGGTTTTCAAAACCGAAGTTGAACCTTTGGTGAATAACGGGATTTTTATTGTAAGAGTGTACTCTGCAGAATCACAATTAGGATATCCTCCAGGTATCGAGACGCATGGTTTAGTGGCTTGCTCAAAGCTAACTGACACACCTGTTATGTGGCACGCCATAGTCGATACAGATCATTTTGTTGAAGAAAATATGCCAGTAGATATTGATGGTCTTGATAAACAAATTAGAAGCCTCCATGCTGTTATTGACAAAGGTTTCAAGCATGTTGTAAGTCAACATGCTTTAGATGTCTGGAAATGATGTGTTTCGGGAGGTCATATGTATAGTTTAGATGCATATGCATCAACAAAGACAACCAGACTACCGTCCTTAGGAGCAATTGCCCTTATTGGTGGACTTGTTGCGGGTACAGGTAATACCTATGACGCTGCAAAGGTGGACAAGTGGAAAGACTTTGTTCAGCCGATGGTGGGTTTTAAACTCCTAAGCGGAAGTGATTTTCATCAAGATTCTACTTTAGAATATTCTGATATCGTTGATGTAAGAACAGTTGCTCAGCACTTGGCAAATGTGAAAGAAATACTTTCACCGTCTATGTCTTCCTTGGCGAGTGACTTAGATATCTCAAGGCAAGCACTCTACAAGTGGTTGTCTGGTGAGAACAAGCCTGAGGATATTGATAAAATAAATTACATTAAAGCTTTAAGTTCTATAGCGGATACCTTCAGAAATGAAGGTGTTACTGATGCGCCGCATCTCTTTAAGATGAAAGCCTTTAATGGGAAAAATATCAATGATGTACTCAAGGCTCATGGTGACTGGGCTGGGGCATTGAAGCTTCTGGTTAGGGAATCTAAAGCCATTTCAGAAAGTTTTGAAAGCTCAAACCTTACACAGGTTAAGGGTAAATCAACTAGTGATTGGAAGAGCGATGTTTCCTTTCCTGGCGTTTTTGAATAGATGCAGATGGGATGTTAAATGGCTGAAAACCTTAAAAATTGGCGTCAGGGCAATATTTTGAGAGAACAGGATGCTCAGGCTTTAGGCTTGGTTGAGCCAGGGTCTGGGCAAAAAGTGATAGTTGTTAGCCATGACTGCGACATTCCCAGCGAATCTGATGATTACATTGAAATAATAATTGCCGAGTGTTGTGCGGAAAATAAGCTGTACAGGGGTGCTAGGCACCCACGGCTCTTGAATCTTTTGTACAAGAACGCAATTGATGAGAAAGAACATTTCTTGCTCTTAAAGCAAGTTGAAAAAAGGTCTCTGTCGAAGAGTGATTTTGTTTTTGATGATCCTGACAACGAATACATTCTAGCTGAAGAAGAGAAAAGGTCTCTTAAGCAATGGCTTGCTTCCAGGTATGGGCGGCCGGCTTTTCCGGATGAATTTGAAACGCGAATGAAATTTTTTAATGGTAAAGCCACTAAAAAATTCAAGCTTGAAAACTCTATTGCGAAAGTTCTTGAGAAATGTCCCCAAGCTATATTAGCTGTTTTTTTTGCTTTGGGAGATGGTAGGTTTAAAGACTTGCCACCATCTGAGCCTTACGAGCTTTCAATTTACATTGTGTATGATTCTGAGGAGGGCGGTCCAGAAGCTAGAGAACTAGCTGAGTCTGCAGCCGCTCAGTTATTAACATTATTTCATACTCATTATGGTAAAGACGAATCTGCTGATTTGATTTGCTTGGAAGAATGCATTGCTGTTTCGGATACTAAGTTTTCTTTATCAGCTATGAGAAAAATGGATCAATGGCGACTGGATTATATTAGCCTTGCAGATTCAGAAGGCGGCGAGCATGTAAACCTAGCAATAGCCTAGGAGAATATAAGGGCTTTTTCGCTTTACGTAACTAGGCTCATGAAAAGCAAGAGTTATATGGTGGCAGCATAATGGATTGGAGTATCTCTGGCCCTGTATGGGGCCTATCGGTGGCAATAGTTTCTGCTGTTGGGACAGTCGCCGCAGCAATATCAGCTCTAGCGAGCAAGAAAACCGCGGAAAAGGCGCTGCAACTACAAAACCAGCAACACGTATTTGAGTCATTGAAAGCATGTGCTGAGAGGGCGAACGCATCTGCAAAGGGTAAGCTCGGTGCTGACTGGAGTATCCATGACGCTGCAGATATTACTAGGTGCCTGGTGCGGGCGATGGAAATTATTAAGCAGGCTTGTCACCAAAAAGAAGACCATCAGATGGTTGTTCTTAAGCCGTACTTCGTGAACCTATTAATCGCGGAGTTGTATGAGGAAGTGCACAATCGTGAGGCGCCTGATTCCGTATTTCAAGCGACAGAGCCGACTCGGATCCTTGATGGATTATGGAGTAAGTGGAAGGAGGCTGTCGATTTCTTTGATATTTGGAATTACCCAATTGCGACTGATGAAGACTTGTCAGACTGAGCCGTACCTCGGACCCCCATCGACGCGCAACAACAGGCCTCTCCGGAGGCCTTTTTCTCGTCCATCGGAAGCCAGCAGTACAGTCTGCGAGATACCTGATCGATAATACCGATCGATATCAGAGTATTGATCTATGAAATCGATCAGTTAATAACCGACGACCGGCAACAAATTATCAACCTGACGGGATACGTCACCGCCGCAATATACCCTCAGAGGCTGGCCCGCTCTTGGTTTCATGCTGCTGAGGGTTTTCTAATCAGATATTTACTCCAGCAGTTTCTGCCCCGCGCAGGTGTTAAAAATAAGGGGCAGTTTTTACACGGAAGTAGCATAAAATTTTATTCAAATCAAACAGATGAATGCTCTTGCGCAGGCATGCGCTTCATGTGCATACTTAAGCCAAACGAATAAATACTGTTTATGTATACAGTATTTTGTTGTATGGTTTAGATGCTACAGAGAAAAATGTATTTTTTCTTCCGGCGAACCTATTAGGAAATTTGCGCCATTTGTTATTTTGGCTCTGTGGAGTGGAGTTCTCCCCGCCGGGAGAGGGTATTTGTAGATAGCAAAGTGAGGAGGGGATGTGAGCATTGAGGTCGCCGAAGCGATTAAAACAGTCTCGGAGGGCGGTAAGTTCGTCATTACTTGCAATAATGGGGAAATTACCAGCCTGGAGCGTGTACGGGACGATCAACACGTTCTCTCGCTTGCTGAGTTGCTCTACCTTCTTCGAGAGGCCGGTTTCCGCATTGACGGAGCGGATAGCCTACTGCCATAATCCTGACGTCGCCTGAACAGCGACACGGAGCAGCAAAGCGCCACGGAGAAAGCTCCCATGGCGCAGTTACAACTCATCAAACAGTCCTCAGGAATCCTGATCCCGGCCACACCCGAGACCAGCGAATTACTGCAATCAAAAATTAAGCTCGGCGCCGTGCTGGTGGCCGACTTCAAACAGGTCCGTAATCCGGCCTTCCATCGTCGCTTTTTCGCTCTGCTGAACCTCGGTTTCGAATACTGGGAACCAACCGGCGGCGCTATCTCCTCCAACGAGCGCAAGCTGGTGACCGGCTATGCGAAGTTTCTGGCATCGTTCGGCGGGAGTGAAACCGCGCTGCTGGATGCTGCTGAGCAGTATCTCGATCGCATCGCCGACAAGCGTGCCGGAAGCATCAGTGCTTGCAAATCTTTCGACGCCTACCGCGCTTGGGTAACCATCGAGGCAGGGCATTACGACGCCATCCAGCTGCCTGACGGAACCCTTCGGAAGCATCCCCGCAGTATCGCCTTCGCCAATATGGACGAGACCGAGTTTCAGCAGCTCTACAAAGCCGCGCTCGATGTCCTGTGGCGCTGGATATTGTCCCGGGCATTTAGGGACCAGCGCGAGGCTGAGAACGCCGCTGCGCAGCTGATGAGCTTCGGGGGATGATGCCGATGAAATCCTCATGGTTCCAGCATACCGATTGCACTACGGCGCAGGCCGACGAACTGATGGCTACGTACCGGGCTCGGGGCGTGGCCGTAGAGCGCAGCCTCAATCCCGACTTCATCACCTGGACCGTCAGCGTCAGGCTGCCGGAAGCAAAACGGCAGGAACGCACGCCGCGGACCTTCCGCCAAAAGGTCTGGGGGTGATCATGGCTAAGAAACCCCGCCGTAAGTGCGCAAACCAGATCTGCCGCGCGTGGTTCCACCCGGCTCGCGACGGCCAGGTGGTATGCAGCTACGAATGCGCTACTGCCGTCGGAAAAGAACAGACCAAAAAAGCCCGTGTGTCGTCCCAACGTAAAGAGTTGGCCCAACAGCGCGCCATCGAGAAAAAAGAAAACGCTGCCTGGCGCAAGAGGAAAGCCGCGGTAAAGCCGCTCAAGCACTGGGTGGATCTGACGCAGCGCGCTGTTAACGACATTTGCAGGGAAACCGAACTGGCAGAGGGTAAAGGGTGCATATCATGCGGAACTAAAACAGCATTTGCCTGGCATGCCGGCCATTACCGCACAACTGCTGCAGCCGGGCACTTACGTTTTACTCGTATCAACATCCATCTTCAGTGTGACGTTTGCAACGTCTACAAATCTGGGAACATTGAAGCCTATCGTGCCGCTCTTGTGGAACGCTACGGAGAAGAGCTGGTTCTGGCACTGGAGAGCAATAATACCCCGCATCGCTGGACGGTTGAAGAGCTTGAAGAAATCAGGCTTACCGCCCTCGCAGACTTACGCACGCTGAAAAAACAGGTAGCAGCATGAAGCCAGAACTGATCGAATCGCTTCGCATGCGGTGGCTGCGCCTCCGCATTTATCGCCGCCCGGGAACGGTGCTGGTGGACTATCGCATCCTTCGTAACTTTATTCGCATTTACCTGATGGCAGGAGCTGCAGCATGAACCTCGAAAACACCGTGAAATACCACTTCGCAAAGTCCACGATGATCAGCGACTCCCCGCGCGCCACCGCATCAGATTCCCTGACCGGTACGGACATCATGGCAGCCATGGGCATGACGCAGGAACGCGCCGCCATGGGGTATAGCGCTTTCCTCGGTAAGATGGGGATCAGCCATAATGACAGGGAGAAGGCGATCGCGCTGCTGGCCGAATACGCACTGACCAAATGCGACAAGGTTGCAGCGCTGCGCAAGCTGAGCGAAGGAGTTAAGCCGCTGGTAATGCATCAGCTGGCCACGTTCGCGTTTGAGGACTATTCCCGCAGCGCCGCCAGCGTGAAGCAGTGTGATTGCTGCGCAGGGCAGGGGTTTATCGAGGCTGACGTGTTCACTATGAAAACCAGCATGTCTGGGTGCGCAAAGGACATCATTCAAAAATCAAAGAAATGGGGACTGAAGGTTATTCCCTCGCAGCATCAGAACCGGCGCCAGGTAAAAGAAGTTGCCCGCGTTCTATGTGTGACCTGCCAAGGGAAGAAGGTTGTCAGCTGCGCCTGTAACGACTGCCGGGGGCGCGGGACGGCAGTAAACCAGAAAGAAACGAAGAAGCAGGGCGTGCCGGTGTTTGGCACCTGCAAGCGCTGCGGCGGGAGAGGGTACGAGCGGATCCCTTCGACAGAGGCCCATGCAGCTGTTTGCCAGATTACTGATGCGATCAGCCTGGATACCTGGAAGAAGTCGGTTAAGCCGTTTTACGATCAGCTGATCACGAAATTTGATATCGAAGAAGCCTGGGCAGAAGCGCAGCTTAAGCGGATAACACGATAATGCTCACGAAAACGGCTTACGTTTCAATCATGGGCTATTTACTTTTCCCGAATCTGTGTTAATTTTGTTCCAACGATGGGCATTGCGTGTTCACCGTTAAAAAACCCGCCACCGAGCGGGTTTTTTATTATTTGCGCCTTCGTGAGTTGCCCGTGAAATCACTGTTCCTAACCAGAATCAAGATTCTTGGGGAACCTCACACCTCTGGAGGCTCCCTCCGTTCTTCATGCAGAGTGCACTTCACGAACTTGTAATATCTACCTAACGACCAGGACAGGGCATTTCGCGTGCCGTACAACAGCCGCAGCATTCGAACCTAGCAGATATGTGGATATATCAGGTTTATGGGATGCAATAATTATTAAGTCAGCGTCTATCATATCAGCAAGCTTAAGGATCTGGTCCTTTGGCGACCCCGCCACTGCGTGTAGTTGTATTTTGTCAGCAGGAATTTTAAATTTCTTAACGATCTCATCCAGCTTTGATTTGGCAGCGTCCTGGAATTCTTTCATCTTTGGCATTTCTACTGAATATGCCAGGCCTAATGATGAGTAATACGGAAGCGAAGGTACAACCGTGAGAAAATGGACTTTTGCTGTGTTGAGGACTGCATGCGCCTGAACAAAGGGAATCACCATGTTTGTCAGGCTATCCTCGGAAACGTCAATGGGAACCAAAATAGAGTTATACATTTGACCCTCCTGTGTGTTTTTTGCACACCCCAAGGTTAGCCCCTTGATTGCCAGAAAACAGAGAGCCAGATGCCAGAACGATTAAAAAGCTGCGGTCAGATTAGTGAAAATAATTTAATAACTATCTTTTATGGATAGTGTCACGTAGAGTGCCTGGGTGGTGAATCCCCCTATGCGGTGGGGCGGCTAGACAGGCAGGTGAGTAACGCGGTTCTGTGGTCTGGCGCAGGGTCACCGGGAGGCACCCGGCATCACACCCACTCATGCACTTCTTTGTCCGGCTCTGATGTAGGTTATGTTGCGCACAGCAAGCCTGGATTCCGGTTTACATATCAGATAATGTCATCCTTATGAGTTCTGTCAGAGCTTGCAGAGGACAATCATTATGGAAGAAGGATTCTACTGGATACAGCACCAAGGGAAGGTCCAGGTTGCCTACTACACCCACGGAGAAACCGAAGACCTTGAAACGGGTAAGACCGTAACCGGTATCTGGCACCTGACGCAGGGGGATCCCATTTGTGATAATGGTGAAGCAGAAGTTCTGGAAGGTCCTCTTACACCATCATGAGATCGTTAGTCGTTTCGGAATTTGATGAAGGTAGTCGTTATTCGAATGCGTTCCCTGTAATTACAATTTAGGCGAATTTGGAATAACGCTCCTATTAACTGGCATCATCGCACTCCTGTAACCAGACTTAGTTTTCTGCTTACGACTGAAAGGAGCGAAATATGCCAATTAACCATGCTGAATGCATCGAGGCCTGCTACAAATGCGCGGCTGCCTGTGATTATTGTGCTGCTTCATGTCTGAAAGAAGAACAAGTGGATATGATGCGTGAGTGCATAAGACTCGATATGCAGTGCGCGAATATTTGTCGGCTCGCAGCGCAATTTATGACCTTTGATAGTGAATTTGCCAAATCGCTATGCCGTGTCTGCGCAGAAGTCTGTCAGAAATGCGGTGAAGAATGTGGGAAGCACGAAGCAGAACATTGTCAGAAATGCTCTGAAGCTTGCCTTCGTTGCGCAGAAGCGTGCCGCTCGATGGCTTAATGGAACTTGCTTCCAGTTTTCTGTTTGAGCATCGACACTTTAGAATTCTGACAAACTTTTGCTATTGTTAAGAGTCAGGTGAATCCCCCTGTGCGGCGGGGCAATCCAGTTAACTGCTAAGTGCAGATATGCTTGCGGCTCGTATAACTGGTAACGAGTCACCGGGAGGCACCCGGCACCTGTCTTAGTATCAATACCTGGGTTTAGTATTGCCTGCTTGCAAAAGCAGGCTTTTTTTATATGCGCTTCGTTAGTAGTGCTATTATTTAATCGTAACCAAGCCATAACCATTAACCGGAGCTCCTGACCGGTCAGTAATGCTGCTCGACACAGTTGCAATACGGATGGTGGCTGGGGAACATGCCTACCTACTTAGATTTAAACTCAGTTAGGCCCGCTGAAAATGCGGGCCTTTTTTTATCTCAGGCTCCCGGAACCCCCATCAAAGGTCTCGTCGTTAATTCATCCGGAGAGCCTGTCCCACCTACGCACAGCACCCCGGAATTATCGGAGGTGAGAGATGTTTCGAATGGACAAAATAACCACAGGCGCAGCTTATGGCGCCTCTGCGGGGAGCGTGTTGAACGGCATTCTTAACGCATACAGCCCTGAGCAGTGGAACGCCATAGGCGTACTGGTGGGCATAGTAGTTGCTGTTCTTACGTACCTGACAAATTTGTACTTCAAGATCCGTGAGGATAACCGACGTAACAGGAGCCAGCATGAACCCGACATTGAGGAATAAGCTGGTGGCCGCGATCGCTGGCGGTTCGGGAGCTATCACCATTGCCGCTGTCATGCTGGGTAATGCTGACGGGCTGGAAGGGCGGCGGTATTACGCATATCAGGATGTCGTTGGAGTCTGGACTGTATGTGATGGACATACCGGCGCAGACGTTCGCCGCGGTCACCGTTACACCGACAAAGAGTGCGATGCCCTGCTGCAGTCCGATCTGGGTAAGGTGGCAAAGGCTATTGACCCGCTAATCAAGGTCCGCATCCCTGAGCCTACCCGGGCAGCGCTTTACTCGTTTACCTACAACGTGGGCGCTGGCGCGTTTAGTCACTCCACGCTGCTGAAAAAACTGAATGCTGGCGATGTTCCGGGCGCGTGCAAAGAGCTGCAGCGCTGGACGTACGCCGATGGTAAGCAGTGGAAGGGCCTCATCACCCGGCGGGAGATTGAGCGTGAAGTCTGCATGTGGGGTAAGTCATGAAGATCCACTACCGGATAATTATTTTCGCGCTCGCGGTGAGCGTGCTGGGCGGCATCATCTGGTCTGCAAGCCACTATCACGATAAGTATCAGACGGAACGGTTGCGCGCTGATGCTGCTGAGCAGAGTCTTGTTCTGGCGAATACCACAATCACCGACATGCAAACACGTCAGCGAGATGTTGCCGCACTCGATGCCAAGTACACAGGAGAACTCGCAGATGCGAAAAAGCAGCTGGATGATCTGCAGCGTTGCGTTAGCACTGGCAAATGTGGGTTGCGCGTCAACGCCAAGTGCCCCGCGAACGGAGCGCCCAGCACCACCAGCATGGATGATGGCAGCAGCCCCCGACTTACTGACTCCGCTGAACGGGATTATTTCACCCTCAGAGAGCGGATCGAAACCGCCACAAAGCAACTAGCCGGACTGCAGCAGTACGTCAGAGAGCAATGTCTAAGGTAATTCAGTCTACATTTAAAGTCTGACAACTTTGAACGGGGTGGAATTTTGCTAAACGATAAAGAAAAGCTTCTTCAACAGACGTTACTGGTAGTCCTATCCCTTAATGAGGATGCAGGCCTGAGCCTGGATGGAGTCGTGAATGATGTACGGCGGGTAATGAATAAGGGCGGGAAGTACAACCATTACTGCCCTGATGGCGCTGAAGAAATATGTGGCATCGTTAAAAAAGCAGTAGAAGAGGTTAAAGCTAAACGCAAAGGCACTGATGTTCAATAACTATATAATGGCGCATTTGCGAGTGCGCCTGACGATGAATCCTCCGACAAGATAACCATTAGCCATTTCAAAGCTCACCGGCTATGAGCTTTGAAATGGTATCTCTGAAGTTTCGTTATAAGTAGTGGATTACACTTTGATTCCAGCTTTAGTGCGCTCATATATTTTATAGAACGATACAAACATAACTAAATCTTTTTTAGATGTGTCGATTTTTTTTTAACATATAGACTCAATCCATCCTGTATAGATTATCAATCTTGCAGGTGTATTGGGTGCCGTTTAGTTATGACTCTATCCAGTGGCCCCGGAGCATGGCGGAGTGAATGGCATGCAATACTTACAGAGGCCACACAATAAGTGGCCTATCCTAAACATTTGCGGTTATCTGAAGTCAAAGCGATATCTGCCTTAAACAGACGCAAGACGGGATTAAGGCAAATTCATGAAAAAAGTACTGGTTTTCTTCAATTCGCAGCAGGTCGAGGTCGCAAATTGAAGTGGTTTACTGAATTTGGCCACCTGAACAGAGGTGATATGCTCACCTCAGAACAACACAGGTGCCATAATGAAAAAAAGAAATTTCAGCGCAGAGTTTAAACGCGAATCCGCTCAACTGGTCGTTGACCAGAATTACACCGTGGCAGATGCAGCCAGCGCTATGGATGTCGGCCTTTCCACAATGACGCGATGGGTGAAACAATTACGTGATGAGCGGCAGGGAAAAACACCAAAAGCCTCCCCCATTACCCCGGAACAAATTGAAATCCGTGAGCTCAGGAAAAAGCTACAACGTATTGAAATGGAAAATGAAATATTAAAAAAGGCTACCGCGCTCTTGATGTCAGACTCCCTGAACAGTTCTCGATAA